GTCGTGTTCGGTTGCGCCTCTTTCAGTCCTTGCAAGTATAAGGAAATGTCGCGGTCGTTCGCCTTAATCCATCCCTTATCCCCCGCCTTGACGGGGAAGTTAATCACGAAGTCGCCGGCGCCGAGCGCCAGGACAGGAACCCGCGCAATTTGCGCGCGTTGCACGGGTTGGTCGTCGGTCGTCAATACCATGACAAGCGGGCGCACCGTGGCGACATTGGCGACGCGGTCGTACGCGATAACCTGCGCGGGGAGCATGTCGTCGACGCCCTGCAATTGCTTTTTAAAGACGGCCGACAATACGCCGGCGAGAGTGCCTTCGTTCGCGGGGTCTTTGCTCGGGATCGCGTTGTCGGTCATTTTTCCCCAAGCCTCTTACATTCGGCGATACTGTAAAAACTGGTGTCACGATTTGTTACGTCAAACGATAGCTTATATATCACGTACCGGCCCGATACGGCGGGGTTTGTTTTGCTTTCGAGTACCAGCTCGCCGCCGAGCTTCGCGTTAGGGTCCAGCAAGAACGAGACGCGGACGCCCTGCTCGGTTAGCTCGGGCTGCCCGATCATGCCGGTCGCCCCGCTCAGCGTATGCGCAGCCTGCCGTAGCGGCGCGTTGTAGTTCTTTACGACCAGCGTCGCGTCGTCGACGTAGGCATTCACGCCGCCGACGTCCGATATCTTCTCGATCTCTTTCAGCGCCGAGCCGGTAAAATTATAGTTTGCGATGCTCTTTTCGTCCGCTTCGAATACGAGCGACAGGCCGAGCGTGCTCGCTGCGTTTTGGGCGATGCGCGACAAGGGAGCCTGCGCCGCTTCGGACTTGGCGACAATGTTGCCCTTGCTGAATTGTTTCGTTTTCGCCTTAATCGTTAGCGTGATGTCCGGCGCCTGGGAGGGCGCGCACTCGGTGATGTCGCCTTCGAATAGCCGGAAGTACCCGGTCGACACGCGGCCCGCTTCGACGAATATCCGCTTCGGCGTTTTATTCGTATTGAACGGGCTGGTTTCGGTCAACAGATAGTCGCGGACGTCTTTGGCGAGGTTCGATATCCTTACCTCGGCCTCGTTTTGCAACGGGTTTGCAAACTTGGTGCCGGACGCAGAGACCCATAGCCCATCGTACAGGCGGATTTCGCCCGAGACTTCAATCCCGACACGTAGCAGACGGAGGTCGAGGTCGGCCATTACGCGGCCTCAAGGTCGGCGGCCGAGAGGTACAAAAGAAAACAGGCGGCGCCGAAGTCTTCCCATCGTGGCGCGTTGCCCGGCACGGTGTTGGAAAATATGAAGTTTCCGGCGTCGCCCATTAGGTAGGGGTACGGGATAAGCGGGGAGCCCGCGCACGCCCGGACGCCCGAGATAAGCGTCACGTCGTCGCGCTCGATCGTAACGGCCATCATGTCGCCGATGTCGCGCAGGGTAATCACGTACCGGCGGTCGTCGAGTCGGATCGATAACGACTGATTTGGTAGCGCGTCGAGGGGTATTGTCTGAGCCATTAAGGGCCCCCTATGCGGAAAGCGTCGCCGACGATGCTGCGGAACGCGGACTGGGTATCGGTTGCCGCTTGCTGCACGGCCGGGCCGGTAGCGGGCTTGCTTGTCTGCTGTCCGCGCTTGACGGTCGACGCGGCGCGAGGTTTGGCGACCGCTCTCGGAGGCAGCGCTTGGAATTGGACTGTGACGAGGATCGCCTCGCGCAGCCGCAGCGCCAGGGTAATCGCGTCTTGAATGTCGGGGCTTTCCTCGTGCGGAAGCTCGGCGATCAGCATGTTGCCGTAGCTGCCGGTGCGGGTCTGCACGGTTAAAAGCGTCGCGCTATTGTAGAGCGCTTTAATTTGGTTATACGTGTCGCGATAATCCGCCTCGACAAGGAGCATCGAGAGCTCGATCTCAATAGGCTGAATAACTCGATGATCCGTGATTGTCCCGCCCGATTCGACAGGGTGGTCCATCACGCGCGCGGCTTCGTACACGCTCGCGCGCACGGGCCGCGCCTTCGCGAATAGTTGCTTAAACTCCGCGTCGAATACGCCGACGCTATCGGTCGCGCTCGGTTGTTCGGGCGGCACGGTCGCGGGGACTTGCTGCGGGAAGCTCGGCAGGATTTGGCCGACGCGGGCGGTAATGATGGCCGGGAGCGTCATGCTTTAACCCCGTCGTCGGTTTGGTCAATCGCGCCTTTCATGTAGCGGTCCAGCGAGAACCCGATACCCTTCGCGATCGTGTCAGGGTCGCCTTGCTTGGCGTCGACCTTAATCTCTTTAATGTTGACCGTCGTCGAGCGCGAGCGCGGGCCGCCGGAGTTGTTTATTACGTTGGAATTTTGCGAGGAAAGCGGCGTATTCGTCGTGCTCAGCGCAGCGCGCGCCGGCCCGACCAGATCCTGCGCAGTGCGCGCAGCTAGGCCAATCGTGCCGCCGCTCAGAATGTATTCCCAAGCAGAGATAAGCTTATCGAGAACCGGCATTTGCTGGCGTATGTCCTGAATCAGCGCGCCCCACGATGCCTTAAATTTATCGGTAGCCTCGACAAGGCCGACGCTAAAGGTATCGACGAATAGGTCCTTGAAGGCGTAAATCGCCTCGGAGAGCCACGCGATCGATTTACCTATGCCGTCAATAACCGTGCCGAGAACTTCGCCGACAACGCCCCACGTCGCGACGATGTCGCCGGTCACGGAGGCGTTACCTTGTCCGAATTGGTACAAGTCCTCGGTGACGAGGGCCAGCGCCGCGGAGAATAGAATCACGGCCGCAACGGTTGCGATGATCGGGCCGTACAGGGCGAGCGATTTCAGGCCCGCAGCCATCGCGGCGGCGCCGTATGCAATGACGAGCGGCGTTAGGATGGCGAAGAACCCGGCGACGACGCCCTTATTCTCTTTCGCCCAGCCCGTAATATCGCGCGCGGTTTTTAGAAACCAGGTAAGCGCAGGAATTATTTGTGTCACGAGCTGCCGCTTGATGTCTTGGTACGCGACGTCCATCTCGATTAGAGCGCGGTTGTACTTGTCAAACTCTTCTTTCTGTTCTTTCGTGATGACGCCCGCGCGCATCTGCTCGCGCAGCAAGTCCTCGACGCCGGCGCGACCCTGCCGCAGGAGGTTCACGGTGCCTTGATCGATGCCGATTTTTTGGCCGAGGCCCGCCGCTTCGGAGGCGCTTAGTTTGCTGAAAGCGTCCGACATTTTTAGGAGGCCCGTCATAGGGTCCTTGGCCGCCGCTTCGATATCTTTTAGACCAAGCCCCAAGTCTTTCAGGAACGGCAACATACGGCCCGTGCCCTTCGTCGCGATGCTATTAAATTCGGCGTTAACGGTCTTAAGCGATGACGTAAACGCGCCGGCCTCGCCATCGCTCAGGCGGACGGCATTTTCCCAGGCGTGAAGCTGCGAGACGTTCACGCCCAAAGCGTCGGCAGAATCGCCGAGCGCGTCGACGAACTCGTTAACCTCCCGCACCGAGGCGGATATCGCAGAGACGGAGAAAATCGCGCCGAGCGCGAAGGCGGCCTTACCTGCGAGGTCAACGAACGCCGAGCCGAGACCGGCCGCTTGTTTGTCGGCTTCCTGCAGTCCCTTTTCGAGTTTGTCCGTTGATTTGGTCGCGTCCGCGAGGCCCTTGTCGAGCTTCTTTGCGTCCGAATCGAAGAGGAAATAAAACGTTTCTAGCACGTTCACGGTTTACTTTTTCCTCTTCGATTTTTCTATGGCCTGGTGCTCATTGTAACGGGTCGTAACGATAACTTCCCAGAGGAGGAACGCCTCCTCTAGTGTGTATTCGTCCCTGAGTTGGGCGTAGGTTGCTTGTTTGTCGGAAAGGATCGCGCCGCAGAGTCCGTCAATGTTTTGGTAATCAACGCTTCCGCTTTCTCCGCGATAAGTGCGAAGAAACCCGAGGCCTTTCCGTTCGCGAAAAAAGAGCAATTGTACTCAATCATCGCCATCTCTAGCCGCATGAGGGCCTCGAAGTCGGGGACGTGGTTATCCACGAGGGCCCGAGTATCAAGACGTAGGACGCCCCCGTCCGTGCGGACGCCTACGTACCCCATGATCTTTAGCATAACGCCCTCGTTCGTGCCGTAATCGCCGAGCTTCGGGATGGCGGAAAGGGGGTATTGAGTAATGATTTCGCGCCCGGCGATTGCCGGGAATTTCGAGAGGACGAAGGTCTTTTTCGAACCATCGCCGCACTCGATTTCAATGTCTTTAGGATGCAGCATACTAGAACCCCGTTGCGCTTTCAAAGGCGAACATGTAGGCCTTCGTCTTGAGTCGGCCGGCACTGGCCACGCTATTGGCGACCATGCCGTCGGTGATCTTCCCTTGAGTCAGAGTCACTTGACGGTTGTCCGGATAGATACCGGTAAAGGTGATGACGTCCCGCGCGCTGCGCTTGCCCTTGCCGACGCGGTTCGCGTTCAGCAATACGGACAGGTTACGGTCGTCGTCGCTATTGGCGATAACGTTGATTGTAACGAGGATAGGGTTCGCCTTTGACCATACGATAAGATCGCCGTTCAGGCCCATCGCCTTGTCGGCGACTTGCTGGCTCGGAATATCCAGCGGGTCGCCGTCGTCGGCAAACTGCGTGATTGTCACGCCGGCCGGGAACGTGACGCTCGCGCGCAAATTTAAGCGAAGGCCGAAGCCTGAAATATCTTGCATGTTACGCGCTCCTTAAACGAGTGAGTGAGTGCCTTCGACCAGGCGGATAGCGTCGTCTTTGCTGTAAACCAGCGAATAGACGCACTTGTATTCGGTCGCGCCCGACTCCGCCGTATAAGGCAGAATAACCGCGTCGACCACGTAGCCGAGATTCTGGACTTGATGCCAGGCCAATTCGTCGCCGGTTTGATTGGTAACGAAAAGGCGCTGCGCGTTAGTCAGGGTCTTGCCGACGCTGATCGTGCCGTTAAAAATGGCGTCATCGATCGCAGACTGCACTCTTTTGAAGACGGGCTATTTATCCCCGACGTCCTGAATCAGTACACGCTCGCGGGCGACGTTGCCGACGACGATATGGTCGTGCAGAATTTAGACGGCACGATCCGCGTTATTATCGGGCCTGCGAAGGTGCGCGTCGTGCACCCAGTACTGATAGAATTTGAGGCGCCCGACGTGAAAGCAATTGGCGACCTCGAGGTCACGGGCACGTCGCTATTAACTGGCTACGTGACCGCCCCCGCCGGCGCCGAAATTGCCGGTATTGACTTCGAGACCCATACGCATAGCGGCGTCGACCCTGGCGCCGGCAACTCAGGACCCCCGAACCCATGACGCGCACCTTCGAAAGCAGCAATAAAAACGACCTGGTACTCACGTCGGGCGGCAATATCTCGATTGTCGACGGCGTGTATGCCGTGCTCTTCAATTGCAAGACGGCCATACAGGCGCAGCTTGGCGAAATGCAGTACGCGGTCGATAAGGGTATGCCGACCAATGCGACGGCCTGGGAGGATTACAACCCGATCCAATTCGAGGCGGCCGCGCGTACGATCATTAAATCCGTGCCGGAGGTTATCGAGGTCGTTAGTTTCAGCATGTCGCGCATAGCTTCTACGCTGCGTTATACTGCAGTCATTCGTACAACTTTCGGAGTCGGGGCGCTAAATGGCTAGTAACTACGAATTTATCACCCTGACCGGCACCGTCATTCCCGACACCGCGCTATTACTTGCCGAGGTCGAGCAGGAATTTAAAAACGCGTTCGGGGCCGACTTGGTCGTCACGCCTGACACGCCGCAAGGCGTACTCATTGCCGGCGAGACTTCGGCGCGTGCGGCCGTCGCGGAGAATAACGCGCAGGTCGCAAACCAGATAAACCCAAACCTCGCGGGCGGCGTCTTTCTCGACGCTATCTGCGCACTTCTCGGCCTTGGTCGAGCTACCGCAACGAGGACGCTCGTGCGGGACGTGACTCTCGCGGGGCAACCTTCGACGATCATACCGGCGGGCACTCGCGCCGCTACGGCCGCGGGCGACCTATTTGAGACCGTCGGCGGGACCGTGCTCGACTCCCTCGGCGCGGGTACGGTCAACTTCCAGTCGGTCGAGTATGGCCCTATCCCTTGCGGCGTCGGCGACCTAACCGTCGTAGTCG